GCAGTTGGCGTCGCTGTCGGCGTTTCCGTAGGTGTCTCTGTTGGAGTTGCTGTTGGCGTCTCTGTTGGTGTTGCAGTTCCTGTTGGAGTTGCTGTTCCTGTTGGAGTTGCGGTTGGTGTTTCCGTAGGAGTTGCAGTTGGCGTCGCTGTCGGCGTTTCCGTAGGTGTTGGGGTTATAGTTGGTGTCGCAGTTGGTGTTTCCGTAGGAGTTGCTGTCGGAGTTGCAGTTCCCGTAGGAGTTGCGGTTGGCGTTTCCGTAGGAGTTGCGGTAGGTGTTGCAGTTCCTGTAGGGGTTATAGTTGGTGTTTCCGTAGGAGTTGCAGTAGGTGTACTAGTTCCTGTCGGTGTCGATGTCGGCGTTTCTGTATTAGTTGGTGTAATGGTTCCTGTTGGGGTTGCTGTTCCTGTCGGAGTTGCAGTAGGTGTGCTAGTTGGTGTTTCCGTAGGAGTTGCAGTTCCCGTAGGGGTTGCTGTTGGCGTCTCAGTAGGAGTTGCTGTTCCCGTAGGAGTTGCTGTTCCTGTAGGAGTTGCTGTTGGCGTTTCCGTTGGTGTCTCTGTTGGCGTTTCCGTAGGAGTTGCAGTAGGTGTACTAGTTCCTGTCGGTGTCGCGGTTGGCGTTTCCGTAGGTGTACTAGTTCCTGTCGGAGTTGCCGTAGGAGTTTCAGTCGGAGTTGCTGTTGGTGTACTAGTTCCCGTAGGAGTTGCCGTAGGTGTACTAGTTGGTGTTTCTGTATTAGTTGGTGTAATGGTTCCTGTTGGGGTTGCTGTTGGTGTTTCCGTAGGAGTACTAGTTCCGGTAGGAGTTGCCGTTCCTGTAGGAGTTGATGTTGGCGTTTCCGTATTAGTTGGGGTCGCTGTTGGCGTTTCCGTTGGAGTTGGTGTACTAGTTCCTGTTGGAGTTGCCGTTGGTGTCTCTGTTGGAGTATTGGTTCCTGTTGGTGTTACTGTCGGCGTCTCAGTAGGTGTATTAGTTGCGGTTCCCGTAGGTGTTTCCGTAGGAGTATTAGTTCCTGTAGGAGTTGCTGTCGGCGTCTCTGTGCTAGTTCCAGTGGGTGTTATTGTAGGTGTTGCGGTACTAGTTGGTGTTGGTGTTGTTTGAACATAAATTACCTCAACACATGAACATACAGGTTGGACAGAATTAACGGTAAAACTACTAACACATTCTCCCTGTTGTAAAACAGGATTCAAATTGAACGAATGTGTATGGTCGTTGTATGCGATTGTTTCTGTTCCATTATATACCGTACCTAAATCCCCATATGCGGTTCCTGATACCACATAATCACAAATGGCATTTGCGTTACCCGTTAAATTAGGATTATCAAATAATTTCAAACTAAAATTAGTACATCCAAGTAATTTTACCTCCAAGTATTGAGTTGTAACCAAAGTACATGTTGTAGTTGGTGTTACAGTTGGGGTATCAGTTGGTGACTGTGTAATCGTAGGAGTCACTGTTGGTGTTTCCGTAGGAGTTGCCGTTCCTGTAGGTGTAATAGTTGGTGTATCAGTAATAGTCGGCGTACTGGTTCCTGTCGGAGTTGCCGTTGGCGTTTCCGTAGGAGTTTCAGTTGGTGTTTCAGTCGGAGTTGCCGTTGGCGTACTAGTCGGCGTTGCCGTTGGTGTCTCAGTAGGGGTTTCAGTCGGAGTTGCCGTTTGTGTTGGCGTTTCCGTTGGTGTAATAGTCGGCGTTCCTGTTGGTGTTTCCGTAGGAGTTGCTGTTGATGTCTCTGTCGGAGTATTAGTTCCTGTTGGTGTTTCCGTAGGAGTACTAGTTGGCGTTTCCGTAGGAGTTGCTGTTGGAGTACTAGTTGGAGTTGCTGTTCCTGTTGGGGTAATTGTTGGCGTTTCCGTATTAGTCGGTGTACTAGTTGGCGTCTCTGTAGGAGTACTGGTTCCTGTTGGAGTACTAGTTGGCGTTTCTGTGGGTGTCGCAGTGCCTGTAGGAGTTGATGTTCCCGTTGGTGTTGTAGTTGGTGTATCCGTAGGAGTTGCCGTTGGCGTTTCCGTAGGAGTTGCTGTTGGAGTTGCGGTTGGCGTTTCCGTAGGAGTCTCTGTTGGTGTACTAGTTCCCGTAGGTGTTATTGTTGGTGTATCAGTAATAGTTGGTGTACTGGTTCCTGTCGGCGTTTCAGTCGGAGTTGTGGTTGGTGTCTCAGTAGGAGTTGCAGTAGGTGTTGCTGTTCCTGTAGGAGTTACTGTCGGCGTAATTGTTGGCGTTTCCGTTGCAGTAGGAGTACTAGTTGGTGTCTCTGTCGGAGTTGCTGTTGGTGTTACAGTGCTAGTTGGGGTTACCGTACTAGTTGGTGTATTTGTTACCGTTCCTGTGGGAGTTTCCGTTGGTGTTACAGTAGGTGTACTAGTTGATGTTGGCGTTGGTGTTGTCTCGTTAAATATAACATCAACATCGATATCAAAATTACAATCTAATATGTTCACATCGATATCAAAATCACAATCTATACACTCACCAAAAACCGAAATCTCTAATTCTTCATTTGTTGGTTCAGTTGGACAATGTTCAGGGTCAATATAATATTGACCTAATTTAAAGTCAAGACCCGGATGAACACTATATGTGTGTTTCATTAGTAATTGTTCATTTGAGTTACCATTGAATACTACTAAGAAACTATCATCACCTAATGGTGTGCCGTCCTTCTCAACATTTAAATTAAAATATAGGTTTGATTCACAGTAATTTAAATCGACAGCAATCACTTCGATTGGGTACCCATATTGATTAATTAAATAATCTCCATGATTATATAACTCTTTTGGGTGGTCACAGCATGGTTCAATGAAATCTATTGGTTTACTTTGTAATTCTTCAGGAAATCTATCATCAAAGTGATAGTTACCATTTGTTACATTTCCAAAATTCTCAATAAACTTATTTGTATAAACTCTAAGTTGGGTTGTTGGTAAAACTTCAAATACTTCATAAATTCCATTATTGGTTAAACCCGTAATGACACTCTTCTTAACAGAAGCAAGACAATCTTTATCGGTAACTTTTAATTTAACATATTCATATGTGAACGAATAACCATTTTCAGGTGCGTCTTGGAATTGTTGATTTGATAATTGGTTACAATCTTTGTATTCAGCAGATAAAATGTAATCATCAACAAGAAGGTCACAAACACTTTTTTTAATTATATCTCCGTTTGAAATAAAAGTTTCAACATCAATACTTGTGGTACCGCTGTTAATTGTTATTCCCGTTGTGACAACTAAAACATCCGTATCACATTTTAAACCATAATTGAAATTACTTCTATATTCAACTTTAGGGTGAATTGTATGTCCCGTATAATTGTCACAGAATGTGGCACCTGATATGGATGATATACTATTTCCTGAAGTTCCTTGGAAACCTATTAGTTCGAACAATTCAACGTGACTTTTACCACTTGGTAATGGACATGGGTCATGTTCAACTTTGGCCTGTAAACCTTCTATTCTAAATTTAACTTCTTTATTTGCACCGTCAATAATGTCAAAATCGATAATTTCATTTTGAGTTATTCCAGTTAATTTAAAGACACAGTCTTCACCCGGTACTCTCTCAATGTATATGTCCGCATTTTGGTTATAACCAGACACACAGTTTGCGTAAATGTAAAATGGCCATTCTCCACTAGGATTTTGAACGCCTGATTTGTGTCCAATAACCTCAATGTATAAATCGGAAACTAATAAACAATCCACCGGTTCATTACAATAGTATTGACCATCTCCTCTTACCTCGACACTCATTTCAACAACATTCTTTGTTGTCTCATAATCCGCCTCAAATCGATAATCAAAATAATCTTTTACCGAACAATCTCCAATACCGTACTTAATTGAAGAGAATCTAATCATCTCTTCACCATTTACATCAGTAAACAGTTCATAACTAACCATTGGTACTTCTTCAGTTGTATATGTTTGACCTGTTGCACCTAAGAATGGGTCATAGTCTTCATATCCCGCAGTATATCTTGTTATAGTGATAACACTAATAAGTTCAGATAATGCACTTAACCATAATTGTTTAATCTTAACAATATCAGGTTCTAAATAATCTTTATAATCACAAATAAGAGCCAAATTAACGGCATCATTACTTGTTAAATCCGTACAGTCATCCATTGGGAATGGATTGTACAATTGTGCACTATTTGTTGTGTTAGTTGTCCCACTAACAACCACTGTCATTGCTGATGTTAAATCACTAAATGACGGACCACCGTAAACAATACCATCAATTTCAATTGTGGGGTAATATGTTACACCAGTTAAATTGATTAACCCCCTGAAGTTACTTTCTTCACCAAGTAAGGTTTCTAAATCTTCCTCAATTGCGGTTTCGAAATCGGGATATAAATTTTCAACAAACTCCATTGGTTGGCAATCGAATATGTAAGGGTATTTTGGTCTTCCAAATAGATTATTTTCTATTAGATTACCACCCGTCCACAATGTTGTTGCCGGAACTAATTGTTCAATTAGTTGGACCCAATATGGTGTGATTTTATCAACAAATTCATTTACATCGATGAAACCATAAGGACTAAATCCAACTTGGGAAATATAATCTCTATAAATGTCTTCGAGAACAATATAATTTTTCTTATATCTAATCGTATTAGAATTTTTTATTGTACCATGTATAAATTTATCTACGAATTCGGCAAATGTTACACCTGTTTGTGGTACCAAATTATTATTAGTACCAAAAGATAGATTTAAGTTTCTACCTCTTCTATATATGTCATAATCAATACCTTTTGATGGGGAGATATGAACATTAATGTTTTTTCTGTTTAAAATTAATAATGAATCATCTTCAACAGAATGTGTTTTCTTGTTATCGATTTCTGTTTTAAGACCATAACCCGTATCTAACCCCGGTAACGTTCTAAAAACATCAAAATAATTTTCACCATAAGTGTATGGTTTGTTTTTTGTTTTGATTGTTTTTGTTAATCCAGTTAGAATTGAGTTTTCAGTATCCAATATCGTTGGTGTACGGTGGTCTAACGTAATGTCGTACCAACCTGAACCCTTTTCAAAGAATATTTCGTCCGTTTGGTTGAATGCCCTTCTTGGTAATAAGGTATCGGGGTCAACAGGGTAACCATCTCTATCGAAATTTGTTGTTCCCGTTACTGTTGATGTTTCGTATGTGTAACCTGTAAGGTTAAATGTCGCAGTTGTGTATGTTTTTTCACCTTGGATGACATCGTAGATGTCTTGTTCCAAATCAAAACTTCCCGGAATAGATTCAACTCGGTAAATGTACTCGTCAAGTTTTATTAATGGTTCAGGTGCACCTAAGAATTTTAAGAAAAACTCAATACCCGCTCTTGTACCTTTTGATTTAAAGATAAACGCCAAGTTTACTAAAAGTCTTCTATAGAATTCATATTCGGCATCAATAAGGTTGAATCCTTTGGAAACACCCCCATAACTTGAGTCTTGTCTTGAATATAAAACATCCTCTAATGATTTTTCATCAAATAAATTAATTGACGATAAACCTAAATTTTGTGATAAGTTTTTTAATAATACGTCGGGTAAATTGTTGATACCATCATAACTTACATTTCTCATGTAAGCAATGTTGTCAATGTATTTTTTTACCTTATCGAAACTTTGTCCATATAATTGGAAAACACTTTCCGCCTTTTGGTCTTCAGTGTCAAATTCAAATAATTGTGGAGACGCTAAGAATCTAACCATTAAGTTAGATTTGTAGTCATCTATTTGGTCTGAGATATCACTCAGATTTTCAACATATGATTCGTAGTCAAGTCCTGCAATTCTGATGTTCCAATTATCTGACGATAACGGCCAAGTATATTCAACGTTTTGTAATGTGGTTCTTGAACCATCACTGTTATCCATTGGTATTTGGAAACTTGCAGTGTAAATAGGATTTGTTTCTCTATTTAATAACGCCTCTTCCAAATCATCCAAACCATTGAAGAACTCTTCAACGATACCGTCATTTGGTCTAAGTAAAAAATTAGATGAATATGTTGTAGACCCACTAAGTGGATTACCTAAGACAACAAACTTAATTTCGTTTGCCGAATTCGGTTGTGTGTATTCAATGACAGGGTATGTGTTACCACTAAAAACCGCAACGTACTTACTATATGATGAGTATAAGTTTCTTATCTCGTTTTCAGTTGTAGGTTTAATTGCACTGTTTGGTTCAATAAGTGAAACATCAAATGGGTTAAAGAGTTTTGCTCTTTCAACATAGAATGTTGTTCTATTAAGATTAATATCATAAGACGCATTGAATGCGGTATATGAATTACTTCCAATGGGTCCACCACCCTCAACACTTAAACCACCGGGAAACTTATTGATAATACGAGTAACCGATACTAAAATTCTGTCTTTTAATGAACCGAATAAAGATTTGTCGGCGTTTTTCTTATTACTTTTAAAACGAATTGAGGATTTCTTTTCCTGTGCTGTTTTATTTTGGGTAACAACAGCAGATGTTTCTTCTTTTAAATTATCTAAAGTTAAAAAATCTGAAAATGGGTTGTTTTTGAAATTTTTTGCATCCTTTGAAGGTATCGTTTTATCAATATCAAAACTGGTATTAGTCAGCGCGGAACTTCCGTTGGTGATTTGTCTACCAACTAAGTTATCGCTAAATGTTTGCCCACCGTTCGCTGCCTGACTCGGTACCTTTGTTGTTGCCATTATACAGTAATCGTATCAAAATTTAAGGTTTCATCAATATCTGTTCTCTCTTCACGAACTTCGTATAATGTTTCATTAAACTCGTCCTTAACTTCGTAAAGATTGTATTGTCTATAGATGTTATTGTTATTATCGTATATCGTGTAGATACCTTGAGAAATCGCCTTACTTTGATTACCGTATAATGCGTGTGCTAACGTAGTTGCGTCATGTTCAACCATTTCAATCTCAACAGTTGTTGGGTTGAAGTAGGTGTTAGATAAAATAATTTTTTGTGATGGAGTACCAATGAATGGAACCGTGTTTGGTTTATTCGAAGGTGCCGAAGATGGTGTTACCGTTAAGAACATCAAGTTCGTAGCCTGTTCACTGTATTGATATCTAATAGACTTTTGTGAAGTACTAGTTAAGTTTGATACAATTGGTGTACAATAGAAAGACGACGTAACGATTCTATAAAAGTTAGACACCTTCTTATTGTCTGATGAGTTAATATACTCAACTCTATAACCAACCAACCCTTGTGGGGTAAATTTATTTCTATCAGCCGATGGTACATTACTTAAATCGATAACCAATCCTCTAACGGATGGTAACGACGCTAAAATACCACAATCAGTAATTGTTGTGCGAATTTGTTTAGGTCTGATGTGTAAAGTATAGATACCTAAATCAGAAAAATCTGCAGCGGTTAATTTTAAATTGTACAAACCACCCAAAATTTCCACATCGGGAGCACTCGTATCGTCTGTTGTATCCGTATTATGGAATACAGGTGTTAGTACATCATTAGTACTAAGTCTTTTTAAAGTCGCAGTTGCATCACTCGTTCTTCCCGATACATAGTGGAAGTAAATTTCCACATCTTCTGGAGAAACGTCCGCGGGTCTTATAATTCCGTAACTTCCTACTGCCATGTTTTTTTATTAATAAATATAATTTTTATTGTTTTCTTATGTTAAAATATCCATTTCCGTAGATTTCTATTTCTCCGGTGTTATCAATTTCAGATAATCGTAAAGTTTTTTCTAAAACTCCTTGTTTTCCTCTTTCAACGAATATGTCAGAATAAATGGTTGGTTCATCAATAAAACCCAAGAAATGTTCGTTTCTAGTGAGTACTAAATTGAAAACTTCTTCTTTTGTGAACCCTGAGGTTGCACCCGTAATTGTTGTTACTCCGTCCGCAAAATCTTGATAATATAAATTATCGATAGTGTAGGCACTGTAAACAATTCCCGATGTTGTTCCTGTTGTTATTCCTAAGTATGTGTTTGAACCATAGAGTTTTTTCTCATCAATTCTACTTCTACCCATTGCAGCATAGTTAAAAATAGTATTACCTGTGTTATTAGTGTAATCTAAATCATTCAAATAATCAAGGGTTTGACCCGTAATTGTTGTGTATGGTATAGTAAAACCACTAAATGTACCCATTGGGTCTGCAACTGTTATATTTGAAGGTACTGTTACTTTCTTTTGTGTTTTAAAGTTCATCCACGGGGTATCAATTGAGATTGCGATGGTTTTCACACCTGTGGTTGAGAAAGTCTTAGAAATCGAATTTAAAGTGGTTCCAGTGTGTGTTGTTAAGGTACCTGTTGTACCATCACCCCAATCCACCGTAAAATTAATTACGTGAATTTCAGACACTTTAGTTGAATCTACGGTATTGTAAACCTGTACGGTATTTCCTGTTTGGGTATATGAAAAATTACAGATTTGTTCAACCTGTTCCATTTTACCATCAAAACCAACCATAACCCCCATTTCATCGACCGAACTTTCTAAAAATAATGGAACATCATAACTACCGACAGCAACGGATTCACTAATCGAAGTCCAAACCGAACCTGACCATTTATAATAACCAACGGAAACATCTCCCGATACGTTATAAACCACATATCCAATCGATGGGGGTAAAGTCGTATCTCCCGACCATGGAACCCAATTACCAAAATAATCATACCAAAACTGACCCGATAATGAGTGTAATCTCACATTAGGTATGTTTTTTCTTAATATTTTATATGTGTTCTTTTCCATTATCTAATTTTTTCGTAAAAATCTATTGGGTCTCCTGTTTGACCTATTCTTGGTCCGATACTTCCATTAAATTCAAATATTTGATAAGAAAAATTAGTCCTATCAATAATCACTTTATAGTACATATCGTCTTCCTCCACAATCCCATTGGTGAATGGTACGTTTTTGTTTGTAAAATCAATCACTGACCCATCTTTTGCATTATAAAATTTTGCGGTCATATAAAAAGTATTACCAGTAATGGTTGTCTCACTAAAAGGTGAATCATCGGTAAACCAAAAGAAATACATATTTTCTTTATTTCTATAATTCGAACCCGTAAATACAGGAAAGTATATATAATCATTAAGTGGAACCGTAGAACCCGATGTAGTTCCTGTATAGAAAATTTTTTCACCCAATGGTAGTGCCAAATTTTTAGCAAAGACCATTCTTCGATTTGCGTTATTCGGAGCCTCGTCATTCGGTGTTTTATAAAATTCTAACCTAAAAAAACTTTCAGTGGATTGTTTTAACATTAACGCATTTTCCTGTAATGTGAAATCAACCAATTGATAATCTTGTTCCCTTGTAACTCCCGTCAATATCGGATTCAATGGGTTGGACATGTTATATGAATATCGATTAAAATAGAAATAGAACCATATGTCTGTTTGTTGAAACGTCGTACCACTTTTTGTTACACCATAAGGTTGATGAATGTATCTTACAGTCTCATAATTTTCCGTTGGATTGATTATCTCATAAAGAATTTCTTTTTCAAATACTTCCGCATTCTCCGTCCATCCTAAATCAGTTTTAAATGTTTGTTCGGTGTTTAATATAATGTTTTGATTTGTGGTCTTTCTTAATATTTCCATTTTAACAAATTATTTTAATCACCTTTTTAATCGCATCAGTTTTATTGGTGTATTGTTGTTCATTACGTAAATAGAAATTAATATCATTTTTTACATAGTGAATATTATTAATGAATGAATAATTTGTCCCAAATCCTTCGGGGTCAATAAATCCATGGTCATATACGTCATGCCATTTCCATAATAGTTCATCTTCAAAATATTTTGCATTCTGAGGTAAACCATAAACTTGACTTGTGTTTGATGTCTCAATATATGGGGAGAGTTGTCTAAGTTTAACTCGATGATGTGGTTGGTAATATAAACCGACTTTATTGTTCACCGATGCTCCCGAATAATAATCCATATCGTCTTGTTGGTGGTCAAAAATGGCTGACGGTGATGTTAATTTATTAAACGCCTCACTGACAACTCTTTCTTTTAACTCTGAACGATTATATTCAATAAATGCACCCGTTAATACCGTGTCCACAGGTATTGTTGCTCCGGTAATAAATGTATACCCCGAATTTGTAAATGTTCCATGAGGTAATGTTGATTCAACGGATGTTGTACCACTAAAATGTTGGTCAATCCATGTGTCATGAAAATTAAATTTATAACCCACTTTGTGTGGATAATCAAAATAACCGTTACCGTTTCTAAAAATTATAGAAACATAAACATCAGTTGGAAGGTATCCTAAATTATTTGTTAATCCCGTCAAAACAAATGGTTCTTTAAAGTCATAAACCAATGTTTCCATTTTATTTCTGACAACCAATACATCATTTTCTTGAGCACTGTTTTCAAATACAAGTTTCTTTTCGGTTTCCCAAATAGATGACTCGAATCCCATTTTATCTAAAATGTATCCGTCACCCGATGTTAAGACTTTGTGTTTGTGGACGTAGTAAGTTGAAATGGTCTCAGATAATCTATTTCTATCAACGCATCTTTTACCGAACACAACCGTTGATAATGTTGTACCCGATGGCAACTCAGATTTTGAGATTTCCAAAACATAATTTTCAGAATTAAAATATGAATCTCCAACAGAAATAACAGAAAAGGTTCTCCCCGTTTCAGGTACGGTATTGTTTAATGTTCCACCCGATATTACAATGTATTCACCCTTTTTAATTCCGTGTTCAACAGGACTTGTTAATTTATAGGTTGAACCATTATTTGTAACTCTAAATGGAATTCCATCTTCGGCTTTGAAACTATAAACAGTATTACCCGTTAAAGTATATTTCATTGGGTGTTTTGTATCACCCGAATAAACATATGATAAAGAAATATTCCAATTATGATATGGTGCAGTTATGGTTGAGATATCAATATGGTTTGTTAATCCCGTAACAACAATGTTTGGTGTAAACGCACTCAATATTGTTGTTGAGTATGGGTCATTTTTTTCCCTTATAACATCTTCTCTTAAAAATGCAAACTCATTGTACGGTAAAAATCCATCGAAGTTGGTACCCGTATCGTCCACAACATAAATAGATGTAGATAATGGGTCATATGTTGTCGAACCACTATACATGTTTCTAAAAACCATTCTTAGTTTTCCATGTATCTTATAGTTTGGACTTTCGTTTCTTTCTTTGGCGAATAATACCGACATATCAAGAATAACAGTCCTATCTCCTTCTCTGAGCAAGTTTTTAGATTCATCTAAATTTATTTTTAGACTTAAATCTTCATCAATCGCTCCGAAGAATTTCTTTTTGGGTAATATGATTCTTTTCTTATCCATTATTCTGCCGATGGGAACGCACCTAATGGTCCGAACCTTTTAATAAATTTATCCACTCCAGTGTTACCCGGTCTTAAACCAAAATAGAATTGGAATGGTGTTGATAGTATTTGTTTTTGACTCGAGTAATAATCTTGTGTTTTTCTTATTATGAAATCCATTGTATTATTCCACGATAATGTGTGCCAAGTTCCTGCGGTTCCGTATCTCGTATAAAGTGTTCCTGAAATTGGTGAGGCAATCGTTCCTGATGTTACATGTAAATAAGTAAATCCGGGATATTGGTCATCATAAATTCCCGGTATTGTCAATGGTGTGGTTGAAACCACATCAAATTCAACAAAATCAGTTGTATCCCCTGTTATTGTTAAACCACTAAAAGTGTATGTCATCGGTAACAAAAGATATTTGTCGGATGGGTCATTAGTTCCACCTGTTAACGTATAACCATAAGTCATACCTTGTAGTGGTTGAGATTCAATGTATCTATACTCCCAAGATTGGTTGTCTTTGGTTGCATCATTATATGGTCCAAATCCCGTCCCTTTTTTATCCCATAAGAAGAATGGAATATTTTGTGATGATTCTGTTAATCTACCCGGTTCATTTAAACATACTCGAACTCGTTGTCCGTCTAAATCAAGTTCCAAAGTGATTGGTGTTGGTCCCCAAACTGATGTTCCGTTTTTAAACACCGCAGGGTAAGTTTCAGGGTCTAGTTTTTGGTATGAATATCCAAGGTACTTTGGACTTTGTAAATTAAACTCCTCAATTCCCACCTCATTGTTGATTGATATTAATTGTAAAATGTCACCATCTAGAACTTTCTTTCCGTAACCAGATTTATTGAATCCATCGTTATCGAAAAACTCATTTAAACTAAATTCATCATTTGCTTCGGTATCTAATCTATAATTAATAACTAAACCAAGTAGTTCACCAAAACTTTGGAATGATGTTGGCCCTATTGACCTAACAACAGAACAATTTGGGTCAAGTGTTGGGTCAGTACAAATTTCTTTTATGAATTCATCTCTTGGACCTAAATCAACCATGGTCGTAGGGTGACCCAATCGTATTTGTTCGTCTCCATCAATCGGCACCGGTAATCTTTGAACTGATGGGGTATATCTTTGCCCCGTAAAAACCCCAAGTCCCGATGATTTTGTTGAACGATAATAAAATCTTTTAACCGCAGTTCCACTAACTGACTCACTAACTTTAAAGTAAACTAAATCTTCACAATAATTTGTACGTGCGACATTTAAATCTAATTCCTCTTCGTTGTCCCATCTAACTTTTGCTTTGAATAGGAAGAAATATAATGAACCACTTAACCAGTTATCAATGAAACTATAATTTACAATACCACCACAAAACATGGTACCCACTCTCTTTCTTCTTCTATATTCTTTTAATATATCAAAAATTCTTGTTGCAGTTTGGGTTCCGGGTGTGTAATAAAAAACACCATTACTAAATTCCGTTGCCCCACCTAACGTATTTGGTGTGTATGTGTCACCTTCATATCCCGTTGGTAAATAATAATTTCCTTGGTCCGATAATTTAGTTGCACTAACGTCCGAACCGGGAGGTAATGTACTATAGGTATATCCAACTCGACCGGAACCGGTACCCACATAGTACGTGTCCACAATGTTTTCGTTATATGGTACGTCGTATAAATCACACCCCCCTTCAATTGCGGTTGTTGATGATGAACTCGATACCGGTTCATTTTTATCTTTAATTAAACAACTAAATGGGATTCCCCCATTGGTATCACTGAAGATACCCAAATTGTCGGTAAATGTTAATGAATATCCGGTTAGAATTAGGTTAAGTGGGTCGGTTGCATCATATTCATTGGTAATTGTAAAATATTCAGAACCAGATGGATTCAATTCAATAACATTGACCGTACCTCCAGTTGTTGTATAAACTAAAACATAGTTTGTTTGGGTGCTTATAAAATTATTTGCACTAATGTTTTGGTCTGTGTCCCATATGAGTGTTGACCCCGTACAAGTTGGTGGGGTGTATGGGTTTGTTGGATAATATATATCATTCGAAACTACCAATACCCTATTTAATTCATCACTAGTACCCGTAATATCAACTTCACCTACACTGCAATAATCGACAACACCACCCCCTAATGAGGTACCAAATTCACTTTCACCGTTACATTCTTCGCATTCGGGGTAATTGATTAAATATAATTTTCTCTGTGTTGCATTTTGAAAACTATATGCCCCCCTTCTAATTCTTACTGATAACCTCCTAATCGGCCAAAAATTAACACCGTCCGCTAATCCGTGTAAAAAATATGCAACGACATTTGTTAAGAAAAACGTAAATAGATTTATTAAGTGTTCAAACAATAAAAGAACATCCGCAATCAACAATTGAAATGTATAATTTTTAAAACCAAAATTAACAGGTGGAGTAACCGCACTTCCAGAACAATCCTCCTCTTCCGATGGTACTAATTCTTTTAGACCTAAAAATCTGTCTCTAGTGAATGTACTACCTTTAAAATATGACCCTTGAAATGATGATACGGTATAAACTTTATTAAAGGTTACTCGATAAAAATAATCTTCAGGATAATAAAATCCATCAGTATTATTTAAAATATAATTATTAACCGCATGTGTTGGGTAATCATCATAGTTAGTTGAAAATGCGTATGATTTATCCGTGTTTAAATTACTATCGGAGTATTCTCTAATATTTGGTACCAAATAATCGGCATTTCTCCTAACTCTTTCCATTCCGTCATCTGAAAGACTAAATCTAAAACGATAACATGCGGATGTTGGGATACCCTTATTTGGGTCATTGGTATATTCATTTTCACCAAACTCATTGGTAAATTGATAATCCATATTCATCACAACTGGAAGAATGAATGAACCATCCTCATCAATATCTTCATTGATATCGACATTTTCCAATATTGGTCTGAATTTATTGTCTTTTTTACTACTGAATCGAATCGCCTCAATCTTACCTTTTCTTGATTCGAGGTCACATTTTCTACCCATTTTTTTTCTTGGGGTACAGTTCTTGTTCACCGAACTCTTACCTGTATCGGCAAACGTACCTCCAAGGATATACGCCTTAGGTTCAATACGAACACCTTTATCTGATAAATCAAAGTCGGTTCTTGTGATTCCTATTTCACATAAATCTTCATTTCCCCAAAACGGGTAAACTTCAATTGTTTGATTAAACGATACAATTTGAGGTAATGAATCAATATCTTGAGACCCTTTGTAAGTGTATTCATTTTTAAATGAATCAACACCCATACCTTGACGGATAAAATCATCAGGTCTTAATGAAAAACAACTGATATCGGATAAATCTACATCAACATGGATTGTTTGTGTACCAAGTGGTACCCCCCAAATCATGAAGTCACCCGCATCGTTTGTCTTAGTAGTGTATTTGTAATATTTTTCGTAAACTTCAAGAATCTCTTCTCGATTTAAAACATCTTTTTGGTCAGGAAATGTTCCCGTAGGGGCATGTCCTCCGTGTTGTTGTCTACTCGGTAAAAGATTGTATCTATAACCGTCTTCATTCTTGTCTGTAACGGTTGTGAATGGATATAGTGCAGATATTACAGGGTCGTTTGAATCTTCCTCTGTGATGGGTATGAATATTGAAATCCTTGCGTTCGGGACACCAAATCCATTATTTACAGAAATTCTACCCACAACAACACCATAGTCGGAGCACATTGAAGAATATGCATCAACTTGAGTAAATTTTAAGGATAAAATCTCTAAAAGGTCATAGTCTTGTTTTAACTCGACAGTAACCTTTTGGTCTCTACCTATATTCGTGGAAATTCTATGTTTCTGTATCATTCTACTATAAATAGAAATTTATCTATTTTCCAGAAAAATAAGGAAAAATAAAATTAGAAGGTAGTCGAACCTAAAGTTTTAACCCTGATTTTAATATCTTTATTAGGGAATCTAATTTGGAAAATCTGGTTTGACTTCATATATACAGTCATATCAGACTGTTGTATTTCTTTTGTTGATGTGTCAACATATGATTGTGCAACCTCCGCAGATGAATATTCACCACCTGTTAAGTTGTAGGCGCGTACATCAACTACGTTAATCACTCCCGTTACTTGTCCTATTAATCTATTTAAATCACCAACAAATAGTGGGTCACCCATTTTTCGTTTCTCGATGGCAAAATAATCAACAATATCTTCAATTGTTGTCTTAATAATTTCTGTTTGATTACCGTTTTTATCTATTACCAAATCAATCTCAAGTCCCATGTCAATTACCTGTCCACTTTCAATATCAACAAAGTCATTAATCATTCTGTATTCAGATAGATAATTTAAGATGTTATCTTTTAAAGTCGTTGAAATGGTGTTTGAAAGATTACCATTTTCATCATATGACAATAACTTGATTTTAACCTTGTTGTCTTCTTCCATGACGTTTACCTTCGCAGGTGCTCCGTAAGTCGAAGGCATGGTCTCTATTAACGATTTATAGTCATTTAAGGTAACCGCTCTGTTCTGTGCCGCAAAATTGTACGCAATCATATTTCTAACTTCTTCAATTCCCGGTAAATCAGAACCACCGATTGCTGGTGTTATATTCGTTACAATAAGTGATTGGGTTACTTGTGTATTGGTTGCTCCGTTTGGACCTGTTATAACAAAATCAACATCATCAATACTTGTAATAACATTAACTCCAAGGTTTGTGTCTTTACCTCCACCAATTCTATATTTGATGAATAATGTGGTACCAATTTTTGGTAACGCACCTAAAGACATGTTATTAAGATAGGTTCCCAAGTTAACTTTAAGATTACCATCGATGTAATTGTCTAAGTTATCCATTGGGTCGACATTACCCGAACCAAAAGTTACCGAGAAATACCCCTCAGGAGTGTATTCAGTAATGAATTTATTGGCAACACTAATATAATTTCCAGCCTTAAAGTTATCTCTATCTGATGCCGTGGTCGGGTCTTCTACGAAAACCTTATCTTGTACTAATGATTTAACTTCGTACCACTTATTAGTTGCCTCTAAGAATTCTGAGTTAGTTGGATTACCAGCAAATGAGGTACCATCTTTATGAATTATTGATGTTATACCCAAAACGTTTTGTTCAGGTAGGTAAAGTTTAAAGAAAGGTTTTTGGTCAAGTTCCGTGATTACTTTTCTGAAAATTCTTGTTACACCGTTAACTACCGCTTCTCTTTTTAAGATTGTATATGAAATCAATCTATTATTACCATCAAAATTTGGTATTTTTAACCTATTTGGTTCACCTTTACTATTGAAAGGGTTGGAAAAATCAATATCTTCAATTGTTTCGAATACTTGTCCACCGCCCGATATTTGGGCTCCACCTTTGATTGTACCTAAATAACGTTCATCCTCTTTGTCACCCCTAATGGGTACATTGATTGAGAAATCACACAATGCAACCGATGGTCTATTACCCGGTAGTCTAACACCATATGTTTTCGCAATATGATAAAGAGATTGTCTTTGTTGTGCAAAGTCCAACATAGTTTCTTGCCACACTCTATCGATGTGGAAGTGAAGGTTATCTGTAACCGCAGCATTTAAGTCCAATAGAACTGAATATATTGATGCGTCGTTGGTATTCTTTACTAAGTCTGGATAGTATTCTTTCGTTAAGTTAACTAACTCCTGTCTTAATCCCGCAAAGTCTCTTGTTGCGTATGATATCTTTTTAGCCATATTATATGTTAATAATTATAAAGTCTGACGAACTAAATGGTTCATTATTAATGTCGTAATCGATTCTAACCTTGGCAGTGTATGGTTTTGTTGAATTATCTGATACTCTAAATAATCTTTCATCATCTTGTTCACTCACACTTGAAGGTTGCTCGGGGTCCATATCCGCAGGGGTTATTCTAATTGATTTAATATCCAAATTAGGTATGTACTTCTTTACTGTGGTTCTTATCTCATCTTCAATAAGTTGAAACGTAACTGCATCATTTGGTTCAAAGATGAACTCATATAATCTTGTCCCAAAATCGGGCATATAATATCTAGTACCCCTTCTGGTTAAAATTAAATGAATCAAATTTGCTCTAATTTCCCTTTCAGGTATTTCCGTCATGTTCAGGAAACTACCTTTTGAACTTTGTCTAAATGGGAAGTCTATACCATATGTCGCCATACAAATAAATATAAACAATATAAGAATACTAGTAAATAAAAAATCCCAACCTTTTCAGATTGGGATTGAGTATATGTTGTTTAGTTTTTCGCCCCCTGTATAACTAAACAAAATAGATGCTTGCGGTCGGCCGCGAACCATTAAGGGAGCCACCCACTTTTTTTAGGAACCACATCCCTCACATTCAAACGGTGAATCAGTTGGTCTTGAACTCATAACCATTTCCATTAATTTCATTTCTTCTGAATTATCTTGGATAAGGTTATTTGTACTTGGAACCTCTTGGGTTTCACTATTTGGTTTTGTTGTGGACATGTCGATACCTAACCCTTTAAGTGGGTCAACCGCGGATTTGGTTCTTAGATAGTACATACCGGTTTTAAGACCGAGTTTCCATCCGTAAAGGTGTGCCGCTAATACTTTCTGTTTACTTGCATTTGCGATGAATAAATTCAACGACTGAGATTGGTCGATGTAAATAGAACGATTCGCCGCCATAGATAAAATTCTCTTTTGAGACATTTCCCATACGGTTTTGTAAACTTCTTTTACCTCAGTTGGTATTTCAGGGATATTTTGAACCGAACCATTCTCCATGATAAGTTTCTTTTTAATTTCGTCTGACCAAATACCCTTTTCAAGTAATGTTTTAACAAGGTGTTTATTAACTACCACGAATTCACCACCTAATGTTCTTCTTGAAAATAGATTAGATGTAAATGGTTCAAACGCTTCGTTATTTCCTAAAATTTGTGCTGTCGATGCTGTCGGCATAGGTGCTACTAACAATGAGTTTCTTACACCGTACTTAACAACTTCTTTTCTTAAAGACTTCCAATCCCATTTCTTACTTGTGTCTTTATCTGTTTTACCCCACATTTCATATTGGAAGATACCTTCAGATAAAGGTGACCCTTGGAATGTTTCATACGCTCCGTTTTCTTTTGCCAAATCTTTTGAAGAAGTCAATGCCGCAAAATAAATGGTTTCAAAAATCTCCGTTTGTAGAACATCTGCCGCGTCACTTTCGAAAGGTAGATTTAACATACAAAATACATCGGCTAAACCTTGAACTCCTAAACCAACCGGTCTGTGTCTCATATTTGAACGTTTTGTTTCCTCAGTAGGATAGAAGTTCAAATCGATAACGTTGTTTAAGTTCTTTACAACTTGGTATGTGTAATCATATAATAAATCATGATTGAATTCATTATCCAAGATGTATTTTGGTAATGCAATTGACGCTAAGTTACAAACCGCCTGTTCTTCGGGACTTGAGTATTCGATAATCTCCGTACATAAGTTTGAAGATTTAATCGTACCTAAGTTCTTTTGATTTGATTTGTAGTTTGCTGGGTCTTTATATAACATGTAAGGCGTTCCTGTTTCAATTTGTGCAGTTAGAATTGCATCCATTAATTTTCTTGCCTTAACAGTTTTACGAGCCCTACCTTCTTGTTCGTATTGTTCATATAAACGAGTAAAAGATTTATCTTCAGGTGTATCGTATATATCAGATAAACCCGGCGCCTCATCAGGTGAGAACAAAGACCAATCCAAATCTTTCTCAACTCTCTCCATGAATAAATCAGGAGTCCACATTGCCAAGAATAAATCTCTTGCTCTCATTTCTTCTTTACCATGATTCTTTCTCAAATCAATAAATTCAAAAACGTCAGCATGCCATGGTTCAAGATAAACGGCAAAAGAACCTTTTCTTTTACCACCTTGATTAATCCAACGAGCAACTTCATTATATGTTTTCA